TTATTCAGAAAGAATATTACGGTATTTTTTAGTTTACAGTTAAATTAAAAATGTGTCCAATTTGGGCACATTTTAGAAAAAGGGGTGAAGAGGAAAGTGGCATTTAATTTAATGCAATTATTAAATAGCAATTCAAGAGAAGTAAATAAAAGTGAAGAAGAGGAAATGAAAACTTTGAATTTTAATATAAAGAATATAGATATAGATCATATAGTACCAGCTAAAGAAAACTTTTATAGTGTAGATGATATAGAGAATATAAAGCAATCAATAGAGCTGTTAGGAATAGAACAAAATCTTATAGTAGAAAGAATAGATAGAGATAATTATAAGCTTGTAGCAGGACATAGAAGATACTTTGCATCAAAAGCATTAGTGGAAGAAGGTAAAGAAAAGTTTAGAATATTACCTTGTACAGTTAAGACAAAAAGTGAAGATAATACTCTTTTAAATAAGTTAACTATGATAATGACAAATTCAACTACAAGAGAGTTAAGTGACTGGGAAAAGATGCAGCAATCTATAGAAGTAGAAGAGATAATAAATCAGCTTAAAAAAGAAAATAACATAAAGGGTAGAACAAGAGATTTATTATCAGAAATATTAAATATATCATCAAGCCAATTAGGAAGATATAAAGCTATAAATAATAATCTTATAGATGAATTAAAAGAAGAGTTTAAGAATAATAATATAAATTATTCTGTAGCATATAAAGCATCACAATTAACCAAAGAGTATCAGTTAAAAGCATTTATAAAGTTACAAGAAGAGGGAAGTATTACAACAAATGATATAGATGTATTAAAAGCTAAAGAAGAATATACAAGACCATTAGAGGGTCAAATTACAATAGATGATAACTTACATGATGAAGAAGTAACTATAGGCATAGAAGATAGTGAATATAGTGAAGAGATAGAAGAAAACAAAGAGGCGTATGTTGAAGATGTTGAAAGAACTGAAGAAATTACTGAAGAAGTTTCAATAAATACAGAAGAGGAAGAAGAAAAAGAAGAAGTTCAAAGTGAAATACATAAAAATATAGAAGTTCAACAATTAAAAAATGAGCATAAGGATATATGTACTTTTTGTAGAGAAAATACAAATTCAACTTTAGTAGATAAGGATAACAAAATATTATTATATTTTGATTCATCTACAAGAGAAATAGGAATAACAAATAAGGATACTGGAGAAATAAATTTTATTAGATTTAAATATTGCCCAGAGTGTGGAAGAAAGATTTATTAGGAGAATATATGAAATACAAAAGTTTAGCAAGTATAAGAATAAAAGTGATTTTAGATAAGAAGGGATTAAAAAATGTTGATATAGTAAGAAGAATAAGAAATAATTCAACAGGTAGATTAAGAAGAATATGTAATATAGATTTAAAAAGATTAGAAGAGATATTAGATGGAGATAAAGTAACATTCTTAGAAGCGAGTTTAATAATGCAAGCTATAAATGAAGATATTAGTAGGGTGTTTGGAGTATGATTAATTTAAGAGATATAGAAACCAAAGATTTAATAAATGAACTTCTATTAAGAGAAGAAGTAAGATCTATGAATATAGAAAAAGGTGAAACAGTTAAATCAGTAGTATTTTTAACTGAAAATCAAAATAGTGAATATGGGACAAGATACCTAAGGGGATATGGTCCAAGTATAATATTAGAAATAGAAATGAAGTGATGTAATAAAAATAGCAAATGTAGTATATGATTAATAGAAGAGGTGCAGGATGGGTAAAGAAATAAAAAATTCAGAAGAAGTGATGAGAAAATTAATTAAGGAAGCTATTAAGGAATATGGCAAAGAGCAAAAAGAGGAGCAAAAGAAAAAAGTTTTACATAATACAAAGTTATTAATGAAAAATTATAATAGTTTAAAGCTTCATGCAGATAAAGCAATATATAGTGTAAATGATGTAGAAGATTTACAGGGGCATGATGACCAAGATAAAGCATATATATTAAGTATAAGAAGAAGTAGAACAAGAACAATTATAATGGTGGCACATATAGAAATGGCTTTAGAAGAACTTAGAAAAAAGAAACTTAGTGAAGGTTGTTATGAGCAATATAAAGCTTTAGAACTATATTATATAGATAAATTATCATATGAAGAAATACAGGAGGAATTAAATTGTAGCAAAAATACACCAGGTAGATGGATAAATGCAGCAATTAAAGATTTGGGTATATTATTATTTGGTTTTGATAGTATTGAATTAGATGATGTGGGGTAAATTTGGGGAAAATATAGGGTTTTAATAGGGATTTGTACCATGTTATAATGATATTGTCCCAAATAATATTTATATATTTGCGTGAAAGTACCTCATATTTAAGAGAAGTTAGAAAAAGTAAGTTTGTATCTAACTTCTTTTTTTATATTTAAAATTAGGAGAAATATATGGCTTTAAGTAAATTATGTTCAAGATGCCAATGCATAATTCCTTATGGAAACAGATTATGCGATAAGTGTACTGATAAGATTGGTAGTTATAGAAGTGTTAGTGATAAAGTATACCAGCAAAATAGAAGTGATTCAAAAGAACAAAAAGTATATAAGAGTGCTACATGGAAGAGGATAAGAGCACAAGCTATATCTAAAGCTAATGGATTATGCGAAGAGTGTATTAAGAAAGGAAAGATAAGTTATTATGATGATGTACATCATAAGATACCTATTAAAGTTGACTACAGTAAAGCATATGATTTAAATAATTTAATTTGCTTATGTAGATCTTGTCATATAAAAGCACATAAGCAAATTAAAAGTAAGGGGTAGGGGGTACCAAGAAAGTTTTTATTATTTTCTTCCGTATCGGTGTTTCACTTTTTTGCGGAAAAAACTCCCCAATGAAATTTTTTGAAAGGAGAATGGTATGGCTAAGCAAAAATTACCCATTGAAGTAATAAAAGCAAGAGGACGCAAACACTTGACAAAATCAGAGATTGCAGAGCGTGAGGCTGGTCAAATAAAAGCTAATTTTGATAAAATTAGAGCACCTTCCTACCTAACAAAAGAGCAAAAAAAAGAGTTCAAAAACATATCAAATGAGCTAAAAAAACTCGGTATTTTATCAAATTTAGATTGTGATTCACTAGCTAGATTTTTACAACATCAAAGTCAATGGATAGAAATAACTGAACAATTAAGAAAAACTCAAATGATGATTAAAGAAGTTAGGGAAGTTTTAAATTTGGAAGGGGAAATAACATTTAAAGAATTTGAAGTTGTAAATCCAGAGCATGATAAACTTATGAGAAAACAGGAAAAACAATTTGCTTTATGTAGATTAGGTGCAAGTGATTTTGGTTTAACAATAACTAGTAGATGTAAATTAGTTATTCCTAAAACTGAAGAAAAACCTAAGAATAAATTTAATAAATTTGCTAAGTGATAAGTTATGGTAGATAGAGTAACTGAATATTGCAAAGATGTGTTAAATGGAAAAATTGTTGCAGGAAAGCTTGTAAAGTTAGCTGCTAAAAGGCACTTAGATGATTTAGAAAAGAGTAAATTAGCACCGTTTAAATATGAATTTGATGTAGAAAAATCATTAGATATTATTGATTATGCAGAAACATTAGTAATTGCAGAAGGTGAAGATCCTATACAAGTTTCCTTATATCCGTTTCAAGCATTTATATTAGGAAGTTTAAATGGTTGGGTAACAAAAGGAACTGGATATAGGAGATTTAGAACATCATATATACAGTTAGCAAGACAAAATGGTAAATCATTTTTAAATGGAATAATAGGAACATATTATGGTAATTTTGATTCATATAAATATGGACAAATATATTGCACTGCTACAAAGAAAGACCAAGCTAGAATTGTATTTGATGAAATGGTGAAATTTATTAATGCAGATGAAGAACTTGGTGAGTTATTTAAGATAAAAGATTATGAAAGTGTTATTGAGTGCTTACTTACAAATTCTAAAATAAAAGCTTTAAGTAGTGATGTAAAGCGTATTGATGGATTTAGACCTTTAGTTGGAATAGTAGATGAATATCATGGACATAGAACTAATCAAATGTATAAGTTATTAGAGGGTGGAATTAAAAAAATGAAACAAGCCCTAATAAGCATAATAACTACTGCTGGTTTTGATTTAAGTTATCCATGTTATAAACAATATGAATACTGCAAAGGTGTACTAGAAGGGGTTTTCACTAATGATTCTCAATTTATATTTATAGCACAATTAGATGAAGATGATGATATATGGTTGCCTGAAAATTGGATAAAGGCTAATCCAACACTTGAATATGATCCTGAAGCACTTGAGAATTTAATACCAATTTCAGAGCAAGTAAAAGCAGTTGGTGGAGAAGATTTAAGAGATTTTATAACTAAGCAGCTTAATATATGGATGCAATTCACTAATAATCAATACATAACTCAAGAGCAATGGAAAAAGTGTAAAAGTAAATTAACATTAGAAAATTTTAGAGGGAAGAACTGTGTAGTTGGAATAGATTTGTCAAGTGGAGGAGATTTAACATCAATTGCATTAATATTTGCTTCAGTAAATGATGAAAATAAAAAGAAATATTATGTATATTCACATAGTTTTATACCAGCTAAAAGAGTTACAGAACATATAAAAAGTGATGATGTGCCTTATGATATATGGATTGAAGATGGATTATTAACAACAACAGAAACATTAGGTGGAGTAAAAACAGATTATAAGTATATTATAAAATTCTTAGAAGATTTAAGAGAAAAGTATAATATTAATTATGAGAAAATAGGTTATGATCCACATAATGCAGATGCTTTTTTAAGTGATTTAGAAAATATTTGTCCTGAATGTGTAGAGATTTATCAAAGCCATAAATATTTAAATGATGCTACTGATGATTTTAGATTAGAAGTTGAAGCAGGAAATGTTGAATATGATGAAAAGAATGAATTGCTTGCATGGTCAATTACAAATGCTAAAACAGTTTCTAACTCATATGGGGAAATTAAAATTGATAAAGATAGAAGAACTAAAAGAATAGATCCAGTTGATGCTGTAATAAATGGATATAAATTAATGTTTAAAGTAGAAATCAGAAGAACTGATATAAATAAATCTGCTGAAAAGTTTTTAGAATTATTTGGCAAGGAAAGGATTATAGGGTGAGTTGGTTAGATAATATTAAAATAAAATTAAACAAAGTTTTTTCAGTAGTTAATATGAAACCGATAAGTAGTTCGGAAACAGAACTTATAGAATGGTTAGGATTAAGAAATGAAAATAAAAAAATAACAAGTGAAATTACGTATTTTACTTGTTTAAAAATGTTATCTGAAACTATAGCTAAAATGCCTATAAAGTTTTATGAAAAAACAGAGGATGGAATAAAAGAAGCTGAGTCTAATAATGTATATAAGTTATTGAAATATAGACCTAATAGAATAATGACTCCAACTATATTTTGGGCTACTGTAGAAAATAATAGAAATCATTACGGAAATGCTTATGTGTGGATAAGGAGTAATTTTAAAAGAAAAAAATTTGGCATGGAATATGAGGTACAGGATTTATGGATAATGCCTTCAGATGATGTTAGCGTAATAGTTGATGATAAAGGTATATTTGGAGGAAGTGGAAAAATGTTTTACAAATATTCTGATAGATTAACAGGTTCTCAATATATATTTCCTGATTCAGAGGTAATGCATTTTAAAACAAGTATGACTTTTGATGGGGTTTTGGGAATCCCAGTTAGTGATATGCTTAATAGTGTTATTCAAGGTGGATTGGAAAGTCAAAACTTTATAAATAATTTATATAAAAAAGGTTTATCACCAAAACTTTCTTTACAATATACAGGTGATTTAAATAAAGAAAACGAAAGTAAATTATTAGAAACATATGAGTATTATGTAGAAAGAGCCAATAAAGCTATAAATATTATACCAGTTCCTATAGG